GTTATACCCGGTGCAATCTGATTGAGCAAAACGGATATACAAGACGCAACCGGGAACGCATCCCGCAAAGTATATGCTTTTCGTGCTTTTTCCTCTAATATCCAATCCATCAAATAAAACCCAAACCATAACGACGCATAACGCCACGTTGACCGGGCTATTGGATAAAACGTTTGCCCGTATATGGAATAAGGCGGCGCAAAATACTTTCCGTTGTCCGCTAATCCCCACTCGGTCGGGGTATTTGAAAAGTTGTTTGAAATAAACGCCACGTCGATTGCGTAACCAATCGCACGCCTATAATTACGGTTATTATCAACTATATCATCGGCGGGCAATGGATATGTATTAAGGTCGTCGATTTTCTCCACGTCGCACAAATACCGGGCGTATATATTATAACTTTTCATATCGGCGTGCATTGTTCCGGTTGCCCCGGAACCCTCGACGGCGGTTAAATCAAACTCCAATGTATCAAAAGGCGACGTTGTAACCTTTGTATAACGAAACATTGCCGTATCATCGGATTGTTTGCGTATCTCGACCGCAACAGCCCCAAACGGTAAACCGTCAATTCTTTGTTGCGTAATATAGATATAATAATTTACGTTTAATTCCGGGTATAATTTTCCCTCGAAAACGTCTGCACTTGCACCCGTCGCCATTCGCCCGGTATAAAGCCCGGATATTGCCGCCGGGGAACCGTGCGACGTAATTTGTATTTCTTTCAAAATATTACATAGTGCAAAATGATAGGTTTGTATTAGTGCGTTTTGGTCGGTCGTGGCGTTTGCGTCTTGTTCCCAATTCGCACCGCCCAAAAAACACGAAACAACACTATCCCCCGGAACGTATATTTGAATTAATGGACGCTTGTTTATCGTTATCCGTTGGATTGTCGGGGCTAACGTTATTAAATTGTATTCCTTTTCCAATCCCGCCAACACGTCGTTATAATCGTCGATTGCGTCCGGTTGTACAACAACCTTTTTATCGTAATCGGTAAACGTGCAATCGGTTTTCATAAACTTGCCTTGAAAGTATTGGAACCATGTACGCCCGCCGTCGTCGCTCTTTTCAATGCAATACAAAAATTCATTGTCGAACGATTGACGGTTTATATAGTCGTAATCATCCCGGACAAAGGTAATTTTGCCGGATAATTTGGCACGATAAAACCGTTGGTTGGTTTCTAATTCGTACTCCTTTGCCAAATCGTCCTTATAAATCGGATGCACGGTTTGACCTTGTAAGACGTTCGGGGCGTCCAACGTTCCCAATCTCAACCATGCCGTCCCGTTGGCGTAATGCGCTTTGATTACATTAAACCGGATATATGCGGCATTGCTTGGTATGTCAAATTCCGTATTTGTGGCGGACGGGGCGCTCCCCCAACCGCCGATAATTTTTTTATTGCTATCGTAAAATGCGCCCCCGGATTGCGTGGTGAAATTCTGAAACAATTTGCGGGGGTACACATTCCCAACCGGGACAAAAGTACGGGTATAATAGAACTTTGTACTATTCCCGTTTATGTTCCCGGTTATGTGACTTATCGCCCCGTTCGCTAAAAACGCATTTACAAATGAATGTCTATAAATCGGGTTCATATCAATTTTTAATTTTACGTGTCAAATTCTTGTAAACCTCAATAACATTGCCGTTGCCATCGACGTAACGACGGCGGCGGTTTTGTTCCTTAATCTCCCTTACATCGTCTTTTAAATCCCGCAAATCCGGTGCGTTATTTTGTTGAACCGTTACATTAACGCCGTCGGTATTGTAGGCATTAAGGTACTTTTGGGGGAATGTTCCCCGGTTCAAACTATTTATTACGTCCGGGATTAAACGACGGAAACGGCGGGAATTACGTTTATTGATAACGGCGAAAAATTCCCCGCCCTCGGCACGCCTCCGGGTTCCATCCGGTTTGGTTCCTAAATCCACGTCGTCCCCGGATTGGTGGGAACCGCCCGCCAACAATTCAACCGTACCGTCCCCGTAACTTTCCGAACCCTCGGCGGCTTTACTCATTTGTGCGGCTTTAATTTTGGCGGCGGCAAATGAAGCCCACATAACAGCGATTGCCGGGATTGCGAACGGGAACCCCAATTGCGACCAAATCAAAGCGGACGCCGTTACAAGGTTTCCGATTTGTTGGATTGTCTGTATTGCCTGTTGTGCCTTTTGCGCTTTCTGTTGCTCTTTCAACGCCTTTTCTTGGTTCCGCTTTGCCAAATCCAACTCCTTTTGTGCCATAACCACGTTTGAGGCATAACCGTTCGCCCGTGCTTCCCTTTCGGCGTCCAACGTGCGTTGTGCGCTTTCAACCTCTTTGTCGGCGGCATTTACGGCGGCTTCGGCGGCTTGCAATTTCGCATCTAAAAATACCTGTAATTGCTCCATTGCAAAGGATACGGACGTACTTATTGCCTCCTTTTGGTCGTCGTCCAAATTAAGCCCAAACAAACCGTAAATGTCTGTTCCTCGTTCCTCTCCTTTTGACTGCTCAATTTCTTGGTCAATCTTTTTTATTGTGTTTTGAATTGTTTGTACTTCAACATCTGACAATTTATTGGCTGCTTGCTCGTTCAATTCTAATACCTTTTGCAAACGTTCCTTTTCTGCCTGCAAACGGAATTGGGTTTTCCGGGCTTCTGAATTTCTTAATAAATCAAATTCAGATTGCGCCAACGCTTGTTGTTGGTCAAACATCATTAATTGCGTTTGCAAATATTCGTCGGCAATTGCGCTTCCCTTAACGTCAAATCCGGCATTAATTACCCCGGCGTCCTGCTGTTGTCCGGTCGGCTTTTGCTCATTCTGCAACAATGCTGTTTGTCTTTCATTCTCTAACAACTGCATACGCAATTGTCGTTCCTGCTCGCTTCCCTGCTTAACCGCTTGCAAACGTAATTCAATGCTTTCTTTCTGCAATGCCAATTCTTGCAACTGCCGTTCTTGCTCTATTTTCAACAACGCCTCTGTCTGCTGCTGTTCTAACGCCGTAATTGTTGCGTTTATCGCCTGCCGTCCGGTTTCGTTCAAATCCTTTTCGGTCTGTAATTGGTGTTGCAAATCCTCAATCTGTCGGGAATACTGATATTGCGTTTGCTGCCTACGCTTTGCCCATTCGTCGGTTTCCAACTGCAATTGTACATCCTGCAATTTCCGGGTTGCCTCCAAATTCTTTTTATAAGCCGCTTCAATTTGCTTTGCTTGTTGTTCTGCTGCCTTTTCCGCATCGCTTTTACCCCTTGGCGTTACGGTTGGGTTCTGTGTCGTTACGGGCTTATTGTCTGTTTGTGGCGTCGGGGTATCTCCAACAGAAACCGGGATTGTTAACGGTTTTATTTTCTTTTGCATACCCTCCAAACCCTCTTGGAAATTTTCTGTTATGTCTTTAACTTGGGCTTTAACCAAATTTCCGTACGCTGCTGCATAATCTGCCAATCCTTTTTTTACGTCGTCAAAATCTAACGTAAACGCCCCCTTTAATGCAGTTCCGGTTGCTTTGACTATATCAATAAAGAATCCAAACAAATTTCCCAACGTATCAAATGTTGTTTTGAATCCGGCAACAATCCCATTCCAAATTGCACGTATCAAAACACTTTCATTGTATAACTCAATCAAGTAATTGACAACATCAATAACCCCTTTTATTATCGCCGTCAATCCTTGGTTAACAAAAACTTTTGCCTGCGTTGTCAACGTTTCAAAATTTCCTCCGGTTGCGTCAAACAACCCGGATAATGCGTTTTGCAACTCAATTTGGCTTTGCAATTGTTCCTCCTGCAATTGCGCCAAAACTCCGGCTTTCCCTTTTACTTCATCCATGTTTGTTGAAATATCTTTCAACGTGCGCAAATACTGCAATCCGGCGTCCTCTCCGGGACCCCCGAATATATCTGCAATTGCAGCCCCGACCGTTGCCGCATTATCCGGCAATTCTGCCAATTTTGCGGAAACGTCTTGTATAACATCGAACGTTGTTTTGGTTCCGGTCTGCAAATCTTTTTGAACTTGTTCCGACGAAATACCGATACCGTCCAAAGCCGCCGCCGTCGCCGTCGTCATTTCACGCAAACGCAAATTTGCCTCCTTAATTGCGTCAACGCCTTTGTCCGAAAAGATACCCATTTTGTTTGTTTGGGCTACAATCGCAACAAATTGGTCTGCTGATATTCCAGCCTCTTTGAAATATGCCGGGTATTCTTTCAACGTGTCTAAAAATTCCCCGTTCGCATCGGCTCCGGACAAAAAACCATCCTTAACCAACTGCAATGCCTCATTTGCAGAAATACCAAATTGTTTTGATAATGCGTTTGTTGCAATCAATGTTTCCCGGAAATCTGCGCCGAACGAATCTGCGACGGCTTGCACCTCATTTCTAAACGCTTTCAAATCATCGCCACTTTTCCCGGTAAATTGTTGCGTCAATCTCGTTGCCTCAACTAACCCGGCGTTATAATCGTACCACCATTTAAACGCCGCACCCGCCGCCGCAATTCCGGCAATCGCCAAAAAAACCGGGTTTGAAAGTAATCCCAACAAAGTTTTTCCCAATGCTTTTGCCCCGTCGCCAATAGCTGTAAAAACGGCTTTACTTTCAGCCCCGCCACGTCCTAACGCCAAAAGACTTTCGCCAAATGCGCTATTTAAACCTAACGTTTCTTTTAATTTGTCGCCATACGCAATAATTGCGTCGGACGCCTCCGTATAATTTCCGACGTTCAATTGAAATTTCCCGGTTGCTTCCTGCAAACGTTTCATTTCTTCGTATATTTCTTTGGTTTGTGCAACCAATTTTCGCCCCTCCTCGGTGTTTTCCCGTTCGGCTTTAGTCATGTTGTTTAAATAAATCTTATTCAATGAATATTGCGCCGATAAACGGTTATAACTACCCTCGGCGGATTGATTTATTTTCACAATCAGTTTATTAATTTGGTTCGCTTCCTGCTGTGCCAATTTTAACTCGGCTAACTTTTTGGCGTTCTCGCTTTCTGCAAACGCCAAATCACGTTGCGCACGTGCCAAACGTTCCGCATCGTCTGCGGCTTTCTTGGTTGTGTTCCTGCCGTCCTCGGTTGCCCCGGAAACCTTTTGCAGAACCGCCGCCAACTGAATTGCTTCCGCCCTAATATTTTTCAACGCATTTGTATATGCGTCTGAAAGTTCATCCAATTGCTTTATCAAATCAGTAATCGAATTATCGGGGCTTACCAAATCAGAATATTTAATTGGGTTGTTGTTATCTGCCATATATCCGACTATTTGTTTTTGTTATTTTCGGGCAATTTGCCCTACAATCAATTTTCTTTTCTCAAATGTATAATTTGTCGTCTGAAAAATAAAACGCCTTAAATCGCCTTATTTTGGCTTTTTCTGCTTGCTTTTTTCGCTTGCTCCTTAATGTATTCAAATGCGTTGTAATATTCCAAAACGGTAAACGATTTTGGGTTTACGTGCAAATGTTGGGACAACATCAAACACATATTTTCAAACTGCTTGTCGTATTGTATTTCCACGCTATCCGACCCGCTAAACGATTTGGGTTTTGTATAAGTCAACAACAACGTCGTAATATGGTCTATTTCTTCCCGTTTGTCGCTTTCGTCCCCCTTTATTATCGCATCCAACATTAACATCGTGCGTTGCTTCAATTGGTCGTAATACTCTTTAACCGTGGCGTCGTCGAATAGTTTAGGAAAATACAATTGCAATTCTTCATCTATTTTTTTTTTGACCGCTTCCAATTGGGCGGTCAACTCGGCGTTCGGCGCATCGGCGAATAAATCCAATACCTTTTGCAAACCGTCCGCCGTCATATCGTTGTATTCGGTTCCGTCCACGGACTTAACCAAACAGGCAAACGCCAAATACTTTGGCGATATGGCGGATTGGACGAAATAAACGTTTTGCCGCAAATTATCCAATTCCTTTTCCGCCAAATCCGGCTTTTCCTTTCGGATAAACCGGATTGCCTTTTCAATATGCGCATCCCAATCGTTCAAATCCGACCCAACCCCGGCGTCGATAAGCAACATTTTGTTATATGCGTGAAATCGCAAAATCGGCAATTCGTCGATACTGTCGTACAACACAACCGCCCGTTCCCCTATCTTTGTCGTTTTCATAAGAGTATGCGGGTTATGACTGTTGAACAAAACGGAACCAATAACAATGCCGGGTTCCCGGTGCATATAGCAAACAGGACGGACAAAACGACCCCCGCCCACCATGATAAGCAAAAGCCGCAATTGAACATCTTAACAAAAAAGTCGTTGCCGTGAACTTGGACGTACTCAATAACGCCCCACTTTTTTAACAGGGTCAACAGGAACGCCGCCACGGTTGCCACGACCAAAACCCAAATAATGAAAGTTACCATATCGTTAAATGTTACAAGGTTGATTAACTGACAATACACCCTCAAAGCGAAAACCGCCGAACGGGTGCATTAAAAATTGATTATCTATTTCGTCCAACGTAAACCCACGGTACACGTTTTCCGCCAACTCATAAATCCGGTTTATTACAATCGTCCCGTCTTTCAGCCAAAAACCGCCATTTAGGACGGTCAATATTTCGTTCTTCAATGCCTCGGTATTCCGGTTGTTGAGTTGACCGGGGTAAACCTTGCGCAAATCGAACCAAACAATAAGAGAAAACGGGGCTTTAATCTCGCTTTGCTCTTTGGGAACCCAACCGACCGTTTGCGGGTCGTCTATCCAAAAGAACGAAAAATTGCCAATATTGGCATCCGGGGAAACGTCGATATAATCATTGTCGCCTCTCCATTCCGTCCCGCCCGCATATACGTTCGGGGTATAATAGCGTTTGCCCTGTATCACTTTGGCGATACGTTGCGCCCGCCCAAATGCGATGTCCAACCAATCGACGTTATCCATTAACCCGGTTTGTATGTTCCCCAAAACCCGGTCGATTAAAACCGGGTTGGGAATTATAGGGGTTGTTCTCTTATTCGTTGCCATATAATACGTTTTTTGCTTTCTTCATTAAGTCCGGGAATATATATTGCCAAATCAACGCCGCAATATTTTCGTCCGTCAATCCCAATATTTGCCGCCCGTACTTTTTTATTAAGTCCTCCGTTTTGAAATCCGACGCTTTTATTTCAAACTGTTTGTCGCCGACTTCCAAAAAAAACGACGCTTCAAAATCCCCGGTATCCCGTAACGTTACCCGGTTTGTCGGTTGTCCCTTTTCCTCCTTTATGGCTATCGTCAACGGCGAATACGGGGCGTAATCCATAATATCCACGCCCAAACGGTTAATACCTTGTTCAAACAATTGTTCCTCGGCATTCATATCAACAATATAGGCGTCATTGTCCCAAATGATTTGTTGAATGTATGCGCCGGACGATAACCCGTTGTTGAACGTGGCAACCCGGTTGCGTAAATCCTGTATTGACTTTAACCCCGCCATAATCTTACGTTGTCCGGTATTTTACACCGTGGTTATTACAAGTAAGGCAAATACGGTCGATACCCTGCGTATCCAACCGCAACGCCTCGTATGCTTTTTTAAGGTCATAACCCAAACCGCCGGGGCGACCCTCAACGTTGCCGTCCAATTCGTAAAGAATTTCCAACCGGGTTGCGTTTACTTGGTTCCGGTTTACCTTAACATCGGGGTTCATTGCCAACGTGCGCAACATGATTGCGGCGACCTGTCGTTGGATAACCGTTTGGAAAATCTGCCTTTCCTTAATGATAAAATCCGTTAGGTCGCAACCAACGGTTATTTCGCAATTCAACCCGTAATTCTGCGTATTGGTGTACATCGTCAACGCAATATCCCACAACTCCGGGTATTCGTCGAATGTTTCCGGGGCGTTCATCATAAACGGGGATACCTGTAAATACTTGGTTATTTCCCGCCAACGCTCCAAATCAACGTAACCCGTACACGTCCCGCACGGCTCCCGGCTCCAATCCTTTGTCATGTTAATTGCCTGCATCCCGGCGGGCAAATCGTTTTGGTTGTAACAAAGGAACCACGACCCCCCGGCGTTGTTTCCGGTACTGATATACGGCAAATAACAATCTTTCAACGGGAACCATTGAAAACCGCCGTTTGTCTGCGTAAAATTCAAATCAAACGTCTTTATCGGGTCAATTTGGGACGAATGGAAAAGATACATACGAACAACCCCGGTTGCGCCCGTCATTTGCAACCCGATTTGTTCGATTTTCATTGTTACGCCCATAGAACGAACCGGGACAATTTCAAACCCGACTAATTTATGATTATTCGGCAACGTCGCCCGGATACGTCCCGCACCGTCAAAGAACGTGCGCCGTTCCAATAGGTTCTTTGTTTCCTTATCCAATCCCTTTATTTGCGTGAATGTTTGTACCATTTGGGCGATACCGTTACGGGTCAACCTTTCCAAATAGTCGGATAAATAGTTGTATTCGCCCCAATCCGGGTTTCCATAATCGTTGTTGAAATCGTCGTTAAAATCACTTGCGACGGGTTCGACATTTTGGTTGTCCCGGCGGGCAATCCATACTTTGCCATTGTGTCGCACTTTCGCACCTGTTTTGTATTCCGGTATCATATTCCAAACCGGATATTGAAAAACGAAATCATCCGGGACGATTGCCCGGACATTATCCAAAGTAACAAGGGGGTGCGCACCTTGAAACGTCAAACCGCTTTCCGTCTGCGTTAAATTGTCGTCTATCGCCTTTGCCGGGTCGTATGATTGTTCCCACCCGACGACGTGCAATAATGCGTCCTGTATTTCTTTTAATCGATACATCTGCGTTTGAAATAAATAAGGGGGCGGGGATAACCACCCCGTCCCCTCGGTTTAACAATTCGTTATGCTCCGGCGTTATGCGCCACCTCCGGCGGGAAATTCCCCGGCGTTGGTTACATATACAGGCATACCCAACGGTTCGTTTGGATTGCGGGCGGCAATCTCGGCTTTGATAATCGGGTTTGCCACAGTATCCGGGTTGCTGTTGTAAGCAACCATATACGCCACGTCAACGGAAAATCCGAAATACTCCTTAACGGCGCACGTCAAATCGGCGGTTGCGGCGCCCATGATTGCGGACTGGTCGCCAACGGCGGTGTAATAGTGCGAACCAACGGGCAAATCAATGTACGGCAAACGTACAACGTCCCATTCGTGGAAATTCGCACGGGTGCGGCGCAATGCCTCACGGTCAACACGGGTAAGGATACCAACATTACCGTCAGCAACGGCAAACATGGTTCCCATTTTGCCCGCTTCGTCGGTTACGTTGTTCGTGTAGTGCAAAACCTTGTTGTCGTACTCCATGCGCTTGTTTACGTCGTTGTAAACGCCATGTTGCGCAAGTTTACGGATAAGGCTATCAACCCCGGCGTTGGCGATAATGTGGATATATTCCGGGTAACAGTTAGCCCGCATAATCGGGTTAATATCGCCCAAAATCTCGGTCGCCATTTGGGTTGGAACCTGTACCACGTGACCCTCCTGCGTGTAGTTAAGCAACGTTTTGAACACCTGTGTTTTGTTTGCCTCCAATGCGGCAACGGCTCCGACGTCCAATTTGTCCGCCAAAGCCCGGCACGTCTTTTCCATTTTGCGCAAAAAGTCGTGTTCGTAGGAAATTTCGTTGTTCATGTAGGCGGCGGGAACCATTGTAAAGCCAATGGCATAAGTCGCCCAAACAACCGTTACCAATGCGGACGTATTTTCATCGTCAGCGATAACGCACGAACGGACATTGCTAACCTGTACATCGCCGTCGTAATTGATAACGGGTACTTGTACCGTGTTACCAATGGACGCAAACGCACGGTCACGCAAATTGGGGTTAATGATTGAGGACGGGGCGTTGGTTTGCTCAATGAAAAAATCCAATGCGCCATACTCACACGGGCGGGTCATATTACGGTCTAATTCCGGGTTTTCAATCCGCCAATTTTGCAATCTTGTTGCTACTAATGACATAATGTTAAAAATTTAATTGTTATTAAATGCGGGTTTACCCTTTACCCGTGATTGTTTACTTTTCCGGCAATGCGGCAATATTGTTGTCCTGCCATGCCTGTTTCATTGCGGCGTCGAACTTTTCGGAACCCGCCGTTAAACCCTGCGCCATAAGGTTTGCGGCGATTGCTTCGTAAGCCTCGACACGGGTTTTTGCGCCCGTTATGTCAATGGTTGTTCCGCCACCACCGCCGGAACCGCCCGCCGGGGGAACCGTTCCGCCGCCTCCGGCTTGGCGTCCCTTATCCAAAATACCCATTGTTTCCAATTCCTTTGCCAACAGGTCGCCGGGGGTGTACGGGTTCAACTGATTGTTCGGGTTACGCATAATTGCGCCGCTTTCGTCCTTAAAAGCAAGGATTTTACCGCCTTTTCCGTCGTCGATATATTCGGGGTTCATACCCTTAATTTTGTCGATTGCTTGCGCTAACAAAACCTTTGTTGCGCTTTCGGGCAATCCCGGTTTGAATTTCAACCCGGCGGTTGCGGTCTGCAATGCACCCTCGATACGAACGCCGAACAACTCCGTTTGGAATTTCTTTTCGGCTTCATCGTACTTGCTTTTGAGGTCGTTAAACTGCGTTGTTACCGCCGTTAAATCGGCTTTCGCCTGTTTCAACGCCTTTGCCGTTTCCGCATCGGTCGCACCGTCGGCAATTGCCTTTTCCAAACGTGCCTTTTCTTTCGTCAGACTGTCGATTTGGGTTTGCAATGCGCTTGCGCTTTCCGCTTTGGTTTTGAACTCGGCGACCACACGTTTTGCGTAATCAAACGTCTTTTCGGTTCCGTTCTTTGCGATACCGGACGCCGCCAAAATATCGGCATCCAATCCGCCGTAAATTTCGCCCGTCTTTTTGGCGATAACGCTATTTTCGTCGTTGGCGGACAATGTTGTAATTGCCGCAATTTGTTCGTCCGTCAAACCGGACAAAGCCGCATTTGCAATTAAAATTTCTCTCGTTAACATAATATTCTTACCCTTTGAATTAATTAAGTGCGATTGCTGCTACTGCTCCGCTGTTTGCGTTAATAATATCAATTGTGTATTTTGGGGAATCCCCGGTTGTGTCAACCAACCAACTAACAACACGTGCATGGCTGATTTTCTTTTCAACCTCTTTTGTTACCAAAATGACGTCGGCAATTGTTCCGCCCTCAATACATTCAATCAACTTTTTCTTTGTGTCGCCATCCAATGCGGCGGCGGTTGTTGTTACTTCAATAACCAAATTGTCCTGCTGTGCAATCTGTGCCATAATCGTATTTTTAATAGTTTAATACTCTGTTACTTTTTCGCTCCGGGTTTGTCCTCGGCTTCTGCCTTTGCCTTTGCATCGGCTTTGGTTTCTTTGGCGGGTTCCGCCGGGATAACTCCCGCCGCTTTCAATTCCGCCAAAATTTCAGCCTTTAACGCCGCTTTTTCCTCGGCTTTGGCTTTCGCCTCGGCTTCTGCCTTTGCCTTTGCATCGGCGGCGGCTTTTTCCTCGGCGGCTTTCTGCTGTGCGGCGGTTCGTGCCGCTTTTTCCTCGGCTTGCGCCTTGACGTACTCGTTGGGGTCGTGCAATACGGTAATCGTGTAACCCTGTTTTTTCAGTGCGTCCAAAATGCCGTTTTCAAAGGACTTTTTGCCGAACTTTTGGATACGGGGAACGGATAAGCGTTTGCCCGTTTCGCTGTCAAACTTGCGTACCTCAATAATGCAATGATACAAATGTTGTTCGTTGCTCGGTACAATGTAATTTTCGGGGGTGACGTCGGTAATTGCGACGTCCTTTGTTTTACCATCGTTTACTTTTACTCTCATAACTTTAATTTATTTATTAAATTTCCAAATATAACTACTTAACATTGTGTTCATTTGCGTAATCATTAAATTTACTTGTTATTACTGAAATCTTTTTGTCGAATGGTATTTGCGTTCCAAACTCCAAAATGTTTGTATTCTCCCGTTCAAACCTGCGGACAAAGTTAGCGAAATTCAACTTTATACGCAATTCATTCTCCGGGATTAAGTTACGCCCGTACAAATCCAATACCTCGTTCCGGGTCAAATGGCGGTACGGCTCCAACTCTGCCAATATCAACATACGTTGCAATTGGGTTGGGTTGTTCCGGTACTCCGTTTCGATAATCTGATTTTGTAGGGCGTCCAATTCTGCCTCACTTGCGCCGCTTTCCTTTGCCGACTTGTAACGGTTCCGCAACTCGCTTGCGTCGTACAAATAGAACTCCGTGCCGTAATTGACTTTTGCAGATACGAACATATTGCCGTATCGCAATCGGCAAACCGTTTCATCGACGAACTGTTGGGCGGCTTCAAAGCCTTTTTTCACTCGGTTTAATACCGTGCTTTGGCTCTCAAATGCGGCTTTAACCTGTTGTTCGTTGAATGCCTCCCGTTGGGTTACTTCCTCGTTTTGTCCGACGACGGCGGTAATAATGTTTTCCCGCAATCGCTTTTCTTCCTCAACGTTATAATCCAAACTTGTACGGTCAACGGTCAACATTTGTACCGGGTTCCGCAAATCGGGTTGTTTGTCCCCGTCCGGTATCGGTATTTCAACAAAGGAACCCGCCCCGGTAATCCGTTTGTCGCCGCACTTGGGGCAACGCATCAATAACCCGGCTTGGTCTAACCTGTAATACCCTTGTTTGTCTTTCAAAAATCCACCGTCGCAATAATCGCCGTTTTCGGCGTTTGTAAAATCGCACGATTGTTCGTAACCGGAATATATCGGGTACGCCCCGTACATATCCAAATGCCGCTTCGATATATGGAAAAACAAAAACCAATCCAACGCCTCCAATTCTTTTGTTAGCGGGGATTGTTTAACGTCCGGTTCTCGCAAATTCATTGGCTCGTTCCAAAAGAAACGGGCGGGGCAATAGCGCAAATCGTGTGGGTTATCAACCAATAATTCGCCTATGTTGCCGCCGTCGTCCTCTGCAAATACTCTGTATCGTTCATCGTCAATAACTGCAATACGTTTATCGGGTTGGCGGAAAATTATCCAATCCATAACCCCGGTTGTCCGGTTTGCCTCAAAGGTTATGACGCTTTCGATAGGTAGCCAATAAAAATACGGGGTCGGGTATCGGTCGGCGGGGTTTTGCTCGGCGGGCAAATCAACTATTAAGACGCTGTTTATTTCCGTCTTGAAAAACTCCCAACCTTTTGTATTCCAAATTTCCGGCTCCTTTAATACATCTTGGCGGTAATACTCCCAATCGTCCCGTTGTTCCGTGTTTTGAAATTGATAGTTGAACGCCGGGTTACGACCGTCGAAAATACGGCTTAACTTATCAAAACAAATGCCCGTTACCTCGTTGGTACGAACGGGGTAACGGAACAATGTTTTGAAGATTTTGAATTTATCGTGCGGGATAAGATTTTGAACCCATGCCAAAAAATCGGTCGTGGGTAAACACATTAAGGGCGTTACGTTGGTTTGGGCGTGAAATTTAATGCGGTTTTGGTGTATGACCGCTTTATTTATCGTCGCCTTTTTCCTCGGTTCCGTTATTTCCTTTCTTATGCGTTTTATATCTAATCCCATTTTCTTTGCTAAATTCAAAAGGTGTTTTTTCGGGCAACTGCCAACCGCCATTGTTAGGCATCCGCAACAGGCGTTCGGCGTGGTTAATCTCAAATTCTTCGGTCGTGTTAAGGGTCGGACACTCCAACACGACCTTTGTAACTTTCGCCGTCATTACGCTTATGCGGGTTTCAAATCCGTAAGCGGGTTAAACGCCGGGGCAACAATCGCCAAATCGTCCGACCAATTCGGCAAAAACGACCATTGTATTGCGTTGCTGTCCGGGGCTTCCAATCCGCCCAACGTCTTATCGCCGATAAACAACGAACGTATCGGTATCGGGTAATATGTACCGTCTGTACTCCCCTTGATTGCGCCGATTGCGCCGTTTTCGTCGAAAATGAAGATACCCAAATTGTCGCCCCAACTTTCGCATTGCATTTCCTTTAATGCCTTGATAACCTCCTGCGGGGCTTTGCGGATAACTCCGGTAAACGGGGTTGGTTCACGTCCAATAATCTCTTCGACGCCTCCTAACGTTTCGTTACCGCCTCCAAAGGTGCGGGCGGCTCCCGCCTCGGCGGTCGGGGCTTGGATATACGGCGAAACAACTATTTTCGTGCTATCCGCCGCCGATAACAGGGGCGTCCATGACGCTAACGCCGTAATCGCTTTTTCACTCGTAAAACTGTTTTTGCTTCCGCCGTCTTTCATAAGACGTTGAAAAGCCACTTTCTGAACCTGTCCGAAACTTTCCGAACACGTAATTGCGGGTACATCGGGCAACGCCGCCCCCGCCGGACATTTACAAATCATACTTCTTTGTTTTTAACGTTAAAAATATTGTTACTTTCTCCGGGGCTGTCCCTTTGCCCCCTCGTTTCGGTTACAAAGTTATAAACTTTTTCCCGGATAATCTTGCATATCTCAAAAATATTGCTAATTGCGTCGTCTTACGCCTCGGTTTGCGTGTGCGTATGGCTGTATATTGCCGTCCGCAATCTCCTTTTCATATATCCCGGTCAATCCGTCCTCCGGGTCGTCGTGCGTGTTGGCTCCGAAATTGCGCAAAAATCCGGTTACATGGTCGTAAACGGCTTTGTACCGGGTTTCCCAACCGAACGGCATAATTATATGTTGATTAACCATTGCGGACGCTGTTATTATCCGGCTTTCCTTGTTGCCCCCTTGATAAAACGGGTCGGTAATCGCCCGGACTTTCTTTTTGATAACCTTTTCATAACCCGCACCACCGTTGTTGCTCTCAACCCACGCTTTTTGCGTCCCGTTCCGGTTAATCATCGCCGGGACGGTTACGGTTGTAACGTCCGTATTTTCGTCCGTCATTTCCATATCTGTAATAAGGGCAAACAATATCGGCTCCATGCGCTTTGTTTTCTCGTTGAAAAACAGATTGTCGGACTTATACACGTCATACGTTGCGGCAAACAACAGGTCGTCGCCTTCGTCGGCAACGTCAATGTATGCGCCGGAACGAATGTACGTGCCGTAATCGGATTTTTCGACCCACGTTTTGAAAGGTTGGTACAATCGACCCTCGGCGGAACCGGGGTTGCCTTGATACAGGCATTGAAATTGCACCGGGTCTAATGCCTTTTGCGCTTCCAACTTTTGCTTACTGTGTCGGCTTTCCCATAATGCCGCCCCCGGTTCCCGTGGGTCTATCTCGGTCGGTTCCCCGGTTTTCAACCCCTCAAAGTTTATGCGCACCCACGCCCCCGGCGTTACGTCCTCCAAATCCGCCCAACACTTAACATCAATAATCGTTTCGCCGCTCTTTTCAATGTGCCCTATCAAATCGTCGTCGTGCCAACGGGTAAATACAATCAATTCTTGACTATCATTGTGTAAACGGGTGCGTACAACGGTCGTGTACCATTTCCACGCCGCCGCCCGTACTATCGGGCTGTTACCCTCGGCGTAATCTTTATACACGTCGTCCAATATCGAAACGTCCACGGTTTTAGACGTCAGCGAACCGCCACGACCGACGACACGCAACGACCCCTTACGCCCGACCATTTCGATAACATCGGAATTGCGCAAATAGGTATTCGCCATTGTTACGACGTTCGACCCATTTAAGTACGTGCCGGGGAATAATTCACGATACCGGGGCGTGTCGATTATTCGTTGAACGTCCCGGTTAAAATCCCGTGCGATTGTCGCCGCATACGAACCGATACATATTTTGCGGTCGGGGTCTAACCCCAACATAAATGCGGGTAATTTGCGGCTTGACCCCTCCGATTTGCCATGTTGCGGCGGCTGTTGTACAATCATCTTTCGTATTTTGCCATGCGCAAACATATCCAACAGGGTATAATATACAACATGAAACGGTTCCAATACCAAATCCGGTTGCATATACCGGGCAAAGTTGATAAGACGTTTACGGGCGGCGGCTCGCACCAATTCGCCGGGGTCTGCCTTGATTGCCTCGTACATCTTCAATAATTCCTCGTTGCTCATGGTCGTACAATTTTATCGGGTGTAACTATCAATTCGCCGGGCTTTTTCGGTATCCAATTCAAACACGCCGTTTCGCTCCTTATCCGGGAACGGTTCGGGGTAAACGGACAACGGCAACAAATCGGCAATCTATTTGCAACATCTAAATTCTCATGGTCGAAATACCAAACACCGTGTCCGCAATCCCCGCAATAATGGTTCGTTTTGGTTACAACCTGTTTAACAACATTCATTCGCTTTGCCATTATTGCGCCCCTCCTTTCTCGGCGATTGTCTTTTGAAATTCGGCGGACTGCAATTTGTCGGCGACGGCAAACAACAGGTCGTCCGGGATTGCCTTAACATCGTATTTCGGTTTATCGTCGTCCGTCCCGGCGTTGTATCCGGGTATCTCGATTTTAACGGGTGCATCAAATCCCAACATCTTTGCCCGGCGTTGTTGAATGTTCAACAGCAAGTCCAAAAACCGGGGATTGCCCGCCGACGTTTCAACGGTCGTTTCGTCATACCCGTAATATTC